TTCACTCCAGTCATACTCACCTCTCACTTCGTTCGAGGTTTACTATCCAACTTCAGCAGTCCGAGCTTCAGCGAGGACCTCTACCGCGCGCGGCCCGCGCTCTGCTATCTCCAGTCTGAAAGAGACTCTCTCCTTGATCTCCAACTGCCGGAAGTCTTTGAACTGTTTTGAAACGGAAGTCCAGTGGAAGAAGTAGTCCTTTCCGTCATCTCCCGCTATGAATCCGAATCCCTTCTTGAGATTCCTGATAGCTCCTCTTTTCCAATCTGAGCTACGCTCAGCTTTTTGCTCTAGGTCAGGATCTTTGGAGGACGAGCGAAGCGAGGCCTTCTGAAGATCGGATAGTGAGTGTAGAGCAGGCGTAATTGAAGATCTGGATAGCCAAGACATAGTTCCTCCTTTGAGATTTTAGAAAGTGAACGAAGTGAACTTTGTTTTTGGTGCGGGACGCTTCGCGTCCAGTCTGCTCTATCCTTTGAGATGGGCGTAGCCCAGCTATCGAATGCTATCGGACTCAACACCGGATCCAGTAGACGGAGACACAGGGACGACATCGTAGGTCTTAGCCTCTCTCTGTTCCGGTCGGTATAAGTGCAAATGCAGTCCGCTCTCGGCGGCCTGGTCTTTAGGAGATACCTTGTCGAGGATCACGGCCATGTCCTTCCCGACGCGCGCCAAGTCTGTCGCCTTTGCTATCTTCTTAATTTTCTCTCCATCTAGGATATCTAGAACGTCTCCTAGCCGAGAGGCAGCTTTCAGCGCGAGGTCTTGCTTGATAATCTTCAGAGCCGCATCTAGCTCTTTCTTCGGCTCCTTTTCTACCGGCGTCCTAAGTGAATGCTCATATGCCCACGATTGCGATGGATCGAGATTGAACGCGCGCCCGGCATCAGAACATCCGACCATAAGTGCAGTCTCAGCTATACCGATCTGCGCTTCTAGATTGCCCCTATACTTGAAGTAGTCTGAGGTGCGATTGACGAGGGAGTCTAGCTGAGAGAGTTTCGATATCGCCTTCGGTGATCTTTTACTGTCTAGCACGGAGTCTATGAGGGAGTCTATTTCTTCTCCTGTTTCACTTGATCCTGCTTCTTTATCTGATTCATCTCGAGCGAAGCGAGAGGTAAGATGGTGCCCGTCGCTGACTTGCTTACCGAACCCGTCTTCGTCCCCAGTGCGCTCAAAGACGGCGAAGCCGGCTTCTTCATCCCCGCTATCGAGGACTTCACTAGCTCCAGCACCTTCCCCACTAGAATCGCTATCCCGACTATGTTTCCGATCTTCCCTATCTTCATTTGATTGCTCTTTCTCCCCATCGCGAGGCGATCTCTCTGTCTCTGATTCTCCATCTAATGGCGAGCGCAGCGAGTCATCTGTCTGCTGATTAGCGATCTCTTCAGAGAGGTCAGAGACTATCTTGTCTAGACTCTGCCTATGGAGATCCTTGAGGCGATTCCTGTCTGAGTTAAGCCGGTCGCGCGCGGATGACGATGACATGAATCCCATTAGATTCTCCTTTAAGATCTGAGCGCAGCGAAGATTCGAAGCCGAACTAGATATTGATATGGCTCAGCTACCGCATATCGCGAAGCGATCATACCATACTTATAGGCGAAAAGCAAGAATCGGCAAAATCCCTAGTAAATCCTCGCCTGGCGAACAATTTAGCTGAGCTATGGTATTTATCTAAGCATGCTTATCTTCTCCGGTCTCTCGTTCTCGTTCTCTACTTACTCTAGCGATGAACCTATCCGGTCCCGGCCGGTCATGGGACCCGTTCGGACGGGGAGCCGGGGGGCCGATCCGCTGCCGGCCGTTTGCTCTCGGCGCTCGATGCCTGCCTTGCTCTCACCGGCTGATGGTTACTCTTACTCGAGCGCTCGGCCTGGCCGTCGAGGTTCGAGCGCCTGGACACTATGACCTGGCTGTCGGCATCGAGAGAGAGATAGGGCGAATAAACAGTGATAGGACGGCGAACGAACGTCGAACTAAACAAGGGCTAAATGTAGGCGAATAGACAGCGAAGACCGCGAGAAAATGAGTTGGGAATACTGAGGTAGCCTAGAGAGAAGTGCGCTCTCCCAGAAGCATCCTAGTGCGTTTTGGAGCTATAGAAAGGGCTGTTGAAAAGCTGTGGAAAACCCTGTAAGTGAGACAAAAAGAGGGAGCACCTTACGGCGCTCCCTCTCTCCCGGCGGCTCAGTTCTCGAGGTAGTCAGAACTATCCTGATGGTTTGGTTGAGCAGGCAGGAAGTAAAGTCGCCCATCGAAACGCTCGACGATCTGAGTATTCACCAGCACATCGATGGCAAGCTCTACATCTTTACAGGTGAGAAAACTCGGTCGAGTCATCTGCAAGTCATCTACTTGGATGCCGGGCTCAGAGCGAACAATCCGCCCTACCGTGGAGCAAACCGCGAACGCCGTCGCGAGTCCGCCGAGAGAATCAACAAGGGAAAGGAACGAAGGATTCTGCATTAAGGTCATGGCACACTTCCTTTCAGCTGAGTTTCATCCTACGGACTACGGTGAGAACCGAGAACACGATTAACACACCCGAGAAAAATTCCATCAATCACCGGCCTTTCAGGTTCCGAGTAACGAAGCAAACAACCATGCACACACTCTAGCACACCTGTAGAAAAAAACATGTGAAAAATCTGTGTAAAATCTGTGACAATTTTATGGTATAATGCCCTAATCGGCGCGCGCCGTTCTGGGTCGCGAGCGGGGTCTCAAGAGATACAGCGGAGGGAACTAGGAGAGAATGCAGGAAAAAGAAAGGGCCAGGTTTTCACCCGGCCCTTTAGACTCTGATGAGCGGCACGAAGCGAAGCTAGACCGCGAGTCCCACTTTCATCCGCTGACGCACGACAATCTCCCTCGCCTCTTCTGCCGTGAATCCGCCGTTAGCGACCAGACCATCGACGGCCTTTTTGATCGCTTTCTCTGGACCTTGCAGGATATTGCTGAGAGCCTGCCTTACTTCCGCTCTCCTATTCAAGTCGTAACCGTAGTTGAAATAGTCGCAGGCTCCGTCTGCTTTCTCTACTTCGGTTCGTTCGTCTTCTCCCTCTTCTGGCTTCGGTGTGCTAGGAACCATCTTGCCGTTGCACAATGCAAGCTGGCCCTTTGCCGACATCGCGCTGAGACGAACGTATCGCGATACCTCGTCCTTTCCCGTCGGACTCTTATCCTTCCCGATTTTCACTTCATCGATGCTTGAAGCCACGTCTCCCGCGGCGATTGCAGCTTTCACCATATCGGGAAGTGCCGCCATCAACCGCGTTTCCTGATGTTCCACCGTCTCTACCTCTGCGACCCCTGTTCCTGAAGTGCCGCCGCCGACTGTCTCTGTTACCTGAAGATTTTCTCCCGCGATACGCTTTGCCATTTTATCTACCTCTTCTAGATTCTGATTAAGCGCCATTGCCTAACCATAGAACAAGCTTAGCATGGCTAGAACAGGAAGTCAATAGGGCGACGAAGTTTATTTTCGTCCCCTTTTCCGGACAGCCAACCGCAAGTGAGTGCCTAGATAAATAAAGTGTGGCTTTTTTACCACAGTGCGCGTGCGCGGCCGGCCGCGATCACCAGGGCAACCCGATCGCCCACGATGCCCCGTAATGAGCGTGCATGGGCGTAGGAACAATGATCACCTACGCCCAGCTATGCTAGTATTCCGGAACCTACGGCCGCACTGAACAATTTTAAAACCGCGCGAACAATTATTTCGTCGAAAATCCGAAAATTTCAACGCGCTTCTATCTAGTATCTAAACAGTATCTAGGCAGTATCGGGCTAGTATCGGAATAGGTGCTAAACCTATGATCGGCCGAAATTGCTAGGAAATAGTGCGAGATCAGCGATCAGAGTAGGTGTCTACTCGTCTTGTGCTTCCTCTTTGTTGACCACTTTTGAGGTCGGTAAATTTTACACTGTAGATTTTACACGGGTCGGCAAAAATGTTGGCATAGTTTATGGATATTTTTTACTATATATATAGACAATCCACACCTAAACTGACCTAAAAAGTGGTCACTTTGTCCCCAAAAGTGGTCATGACCTCAAAAGTGGTCACCCAAACCACCGCGCCAGCCTACCACATACCCCTTGCGTTCCAGGCCGATCTGTGCTAAGCTAAGCAGATCAAAGGTTTAGCAGATCGAACATGCGAAAATACCTATACCGATACTACCTAGATGCGGCCCCGAGACTGTTTAGATACTGGTTAGATGCGGCTCGAAAGTTTTCAAATTCGCTCAAAATAATTGTTCGCCTGAAACGTTCGTTCATACGTTCTTACAATTTCGTAATCGCTATGCGATATTCACGCCATTCAAATTCGCTAGATCGCGTAAGAATTACATAGCTAGGTGACGAAAATTATAATGTTCGCCGGGCGAATCTTTAGGTAATAGAGTCCGTTTAGGCATACAGAATGCCGGAAAGTGTAGCAAATTTACCACACTTTTTTAGTCTAGTAGGCTTTATCGTAGTTGAAAAAGTATCTAAACTGGAAAGGACACGAGAATGAGAAAGAAAGGCCGGGTAATTAGTCAGGAACAGATAGACAGGGCAATCGATGCCTGGATTCAGAAGGATCCAGACCATGCCAGAACAAGACTGAAGAAATTCGCCGAGTTTTCACTTGGGGTTGGTCTACTAGCCACAACAGACGTTCCTACACTTGATCTAGAGGAGGTTTCGTCAGATTTATTCGTCGGAGAGCTACCGATAGCTAAGTGGTGGAAAGGATTAACGTCGAAGGATCGAAGATCTATCTCAGTTAGATGGCACTCTAGCTCTATTCGAGATTTGAGATCTCGTTACGATGCAGTCCAGGGAGATAAATCAGGTATCGAGGTAACGGAGATCGATCCAAGCGGTAGATCTATGAAGTTAAAAGGGAAATACACAGGATGGACCAGAGAGAGTAAGAAGGAAGGAAGGAAAATGAGAAGCATAGCCGAGATCGGTGCTCTATGGCCGCTATGTAAGCAGTGCGGTCATGTAGCACAGTCTCACAACGACTCAGGTGGACCCGATGACGGAGATCCGATGTGTGCTGGATCCTACAAAGAAAACGGATATAGTAGATTTACATGTAGCTGCACAGGATACGACGGACCGACCTGGGAAGAGTTTAAGAAGCTGCTGACGCCGGAAGAGCTCGCTTTCTATAATCTTCGCTGCGCTCAGATTTCTAAGTAGGAAAGGACAGGAGACTAAATATGGAGCACAGATTCGGGAAAGAAAAAAGCCTGTCAAGATTGAAAAGAGAAGATGAGTTAGCGGACCACCTTGGGGTCGAGCAGAACGAGCACGACTTCGAGGAGTATCTTAAAAGGAAGGAAAAGGCATGGAATCTCGCTTCGCTCGATTCAGCGGAGAAAATGTACTCACAGAGCATCGATCCCAAGAGAGAGAAGAGAGAACCTGCCAGAAATGTGGAGGGAGAATCAGAGAACAGTGGGTCTTCGACAGAGATAGACGGAACAAGCCTGCCCATCGAATCCTTATCTGCACTAAGTGTGGGAAACAGTCTCGGACCTGATCAGAAGGGGACTAAACTAGATCTAAGGAATCATGGTGAAGGAACGATCTACGCGGGAAAGCACATCACCGAGACGATAGTAGATCTCGAGATCGATCCAGAGTGGAAGGAACTCTTCAAGAAAACCTATAACTCCGCCGTCCCTAAACTCACACTAGAGCAGGTCATAGAGAAGTTCCACAAGGTAGACAGGGCTATCTATCTCCTCGGGGCTATCCGTAATGCTCTGAAACCTTACGCGATGGAGGCTCTGCTTAAGAGTGCATCTGAAGAGGAACGTCAACAAGCTCTGAAGTTAGATGCCGAATTCCGCAAGAGATCTCGTAAGGCTCGATCCGCTCGATCTGAAGTCGAGAATCCGGATGGTCCTGGATCTAGCTCTCGACCACGATCCAAGCGCGTGAGTCTATCTGTCAACAAATCTTCACTTCGTTCAGATTCTAAAGGTAAGACGAAGGCTCAGAAGACGGTCGATACTCTCTATGGTCTACAGATGGATCAGGCTGAGATAGAGTCTAACTGTGCGCGGCAGGGGCTTCTGGATGACATGACTCGGAAGTATATCTCGGGCAAGTTCTCGGGAGGTGCTAAGTGATATCTCATGAAACCCACGCTCATGGTCTGACGGTTGGAGAGCTGATGCAGGTTCTATCCTTACTTGATTCCTCACAGAAGATAGTGTTTAGCGACGTGCAGTTCGGTGACTTCGATGTGCTCGGTCCTGGCATTGTAGGCAGACTGAGTGAGGACAATTTTCAGCAGGATTTGCGTCCGATTCTTCGACTGAGGAAACGGTAAACTATCAGGGAGGTTACGAAGTGATTGAGATATATGGCTCTGACAAATCCTTAGTAGTCGAGACAGAGAACTTTGTGGTCCATATCAGAGACGAGAAAGGTGAGCTAATCGTCAAGGCTAATCGAAAGATAGACGATACAGAAAGATTGCCACTGGCCTACCTTCTCGGTCTCAACTACATGATCTTCAAGGCGAGAGAAAAGAAGTAAGATAGATAGAAGAGAAAGGATAGACAAATGAGAACGATACTCAACACAAAGTGTCCATACTGCAAAAAGCCGGCCAAAGAGAAGAATCGAGAGGAGATAGATGGGGAAATCTGGCTCAATCTAGAGTGCGGTCACATCATCGTCAAGGACATGCTGAAGCCAGAGGATATCCAGATAGTCTCCTCTGACGGTAAGGTTCCATTTCCCTTTCAGCATTCTCCTACCGGCTTATTCACCTTAGCTGACGGAAGCACACACGAATCGACAGTCAGCTTCCTAGAGCGTGCGGACTGTAACGGTCTGTGCCTACACGAGATGGGTCTTGGCAAGACTGTGATCGAGTGCATCCTTCTCGCGCGCAATCCCCAACTTCTACCTGCTTTAATTGTCGTGAAGAGTGGACTACGCGCGCAGTGGTTCATGGAGATATTTCGATGGACCGGAAAGGCTGCCCAGGTCATTACGTCCAGTCGAGAACTACCGCTGTTTGACTACTTCGACATCGTGATCATCTCGATCGATACCCTCCGCCTGGTCCGTCCAGATGTTAAGGTAGTCTCAGAGTTCGACATGATCGTATCCGAGAATGCCGGTAAGAAAATAGGCCCTCGACCGATCATATGGACCGATGAGATATGCGCTAAGTTTAAGCATATCGCGATAGATGAGAGCCAGAAGATCAAGAACTCAGGATCTGCCAGGACTCAGGCTCTCCGCAAGATCGTTAGTGCATCCGAGAATCAGGGAGGGACTAAACCAAGAGTAATCTGCTATTCAGGGACCAATATCGAGAAGCACGCTGGTGAGTTTTTCGTCACTCTCAATCTGACCAGACCTGAGCTATTCCCAAATGAGTCTGTCTATCAGCGAGCCTACTGCGATATCGATCCAGAGACAGGCAAGATACAGGGGCTAAGGAATCCAGAGAGGTTCAAGGAGAGGACGAAGGACTTCATCATCCGATACAAACGCGATAATGTCCTTCCCGACCTCCCAAAGATTTTCAGACAGTTTAGACTAGCAGAACTAGAAGGCGGAGAACTACAGGCATACATCAAGGTCGTAAAGGAGTTTCAAGAAAGGATGGATGATCCAGAACATCCGATGATTCCGACAGAGATCTTAGGTTATCTGTCTAAGATGCGACATATAACTGGGATAGCGAAAACGAAGTCTGCGCTCGTGTTCATCGAGGAGTTCCTGTTAGAGTCGGAAAGAAAACTCGTGATTTTCCTGCATCACAAAATGGCCGGTTCTATACTAATGAAAGATTTAGAAAAACTATGTCGCGAAGCGGCATTCAATCCTCCATTACAGCTACACTCTGATCTAGACATGAATCAGCGAGTAGCAGTGATTGAGGAGTTTAGGAAGCCAGGCAATCGTCTCTTAGTCGCCTCAACACTAGCATCAGGCGAGGGTCTGAATTTACAATTCTGTCAAGATTGCCTGATCATGGAGAGACAGTGGAATCCAGCAGCAGAAGAGCAGGCGGAGGCTCGCTTCCCTCGACCTAGACCAGATGACCCTTGGCCGCCCGGAGCTAGGATCAATGCTCACTATCTCATCGCAGCCGGGACGATAGACGATTTTCTCACCGACATCATCGAGACCAAAAGATCTAACGTGGCTCAGACATTGGATGGCGAAGAAATCCAGTGGAATGAGGACTCGATCATCGCAGAGCTTGCTAAGGTTCTACAGACGAAAGGACTGAAGAAGTGGAAGCTATAGCTCGGAAGACCTCGCTCAGCTTAAAAAGGAGAAAGAAATGACGAGTAATTGGGATGAGGCACAGACTCACTACATGCTGGAAAGGATAGCCGAGCGCGGCCAGGATCTCACTAAATGGGAGGAGGATTTCGTCTACTCGATTAACATGCTGGTCAATGAGAGAAGGGAGCTATCCGAGAAGCAGATGGATACTCTGAGGCGTATCTATCAGGAAAAGGCTTTCGACTAATCTTCGCTGCGCTTAGATTCTAGGGAGAGGATTGAGAGGAAGAGAAATGACTTTGAACTGTCACAATTGTGGCAAAGAGATCCCACCTGAAGAGGGACGAATCGTCGAGGTGCCTACTGGAACCTGGATCGAGTGCAAAGAGTGTGTAGAGAAGAGGGCTATAGACTATGTTATCGGACGAGTTCGCGATGGATCGCTTAAGGGAGGAAAGAAATGATGATTCTATACCCAATCGCCTGCATCATCGCAGCGATTATCCTAGCCGTCCTCAGTATGATTCTAGACAGGCTCATACCGGATGAGGATATGTATCAGGGGATCGACAAGAGAGAAAGGAAAAGAAAGTGACCCTAACATTCATCACCGTCTGGCTGCTAGTATTCATAGTCTTACTGTCAGCCTTCTGGTTTATCAACTGGTGCTTGGATGAGTTTTTGATTGAGGTAGAGATTGATGAGAAGTCTGAAGGAGAAAAGAATGCACCACCACATCACGATGTCAATAGACAGTGATAAGCTAAGAGCTATTCAAGATTACCTGAAAAGCGATTTTGCGTTTATCGACGTGGATATTACACCGGACGATCCAGAGATTACTAATGAGCTACGCAAGATATTCTTGCACATCCTGGGCTCTATACGGGATTACAAGTTACCAGTTTAAGTCTGAACGAAGTGAAGACTAACTCGCTTGACTTTTAGCCCAACTTGATCTATACTTAGTAGATAAGGCGATCAGGCTCACTTAGACCTGAAGATGGCAAATATCTAAGAGTGAAAAAAAAATGAAGAAGAATGAGGAGACTAGGAGAGAAAAGATGACTGACAACCAGAGAGTTATGGCCCTGGCGAAAATCATACGGTCCTATGCTCCAACTAAGAAGGATGATAGGATCTTGATGGAGGGAATAGAGAGGCAGAAGGATCTCACAGATGCAGAGATTCTCAAAGATCTGTCCTGCACTCTCCAAGATGGACTCTATTATGGAAACTGGCCCTGGAATCGCGCTGCGATTGGATCGGTCGACATTGACAGGAGGAGAGAGACAGACAAGGAGGAAGGAGAGATCGTTCTAGGATTGGGAGATCTATCAAAGATTGAAGTAGAGGAGGGAAAGTGATAAGATTCTACTGTGTGACGTGTAAGAAAACAAAGCGTGCGCGGCGTAGGGTCTTGGGAAACGACGGAGAAAGTGAGACCTACTGCGCGCGGCATAATCCTCTCAGACTCTCTATGCAATCCAACCGGGCAGTATTTGTCAGAACTAGAGTGAAAGGTCACAACCGCGCGCAGGTCAAACTACCACAGCTTAACAAGCAGGCTGCTAAGAGAAAGAAGTAAAGAAGTGAGCATCAAACATCAGTCTATGTATCGTCAGCGTAATCTTGGACTTCAGGTTGATCCTCTGGTTATTTCATCAAAGGACGGCGACATCTCAATCTATCCTATAGTTCGAATCTCCTCTGAGCTTGCAGCATCTGAACTAGGAAAGGTCGAGGAGTTTAAGTGGGAATCTGGCAAGTATTTGGCTATCATCAAGGGGATCGATGTATTCATGGGAATCACTGGGACAGACATACTCCGTGTTCGTCTAGTCATTTATTTGGATTCAAAGGTAGATGTCTGGGAGGGATTCAAGTTCTTTGGTGTGCCTGAGATGGCTACGAACTTTTTGCATGGACTTGGAATAGGGCCTGGAAAAGTTAGTCCAGATGACATCGTAGGCAATACTATAGAGGTAGAGATTAAGGTAAGCGAGATCCTGGGTAGGAAGATGGTAGATATACGTTACTAGCTCAGATCTAAGAAAGGACAAGATGACCGCATTCCCTCCGCGTGGCATAGAGATCATTGATCAGATCCGAGCTACCTTCCCAGATCTAGCTAAGTTAAGGGATGAAGAGTCTAGAAGGAAGCTGACCAGACTAATAGTCGAACAGATGTGTTATGAGTTGGGTCCAGCGTGGGGAACTAAGGCGCGCGACGCTCGGTCTCCTCAGTCTAAAGACTCAATAGCCTACAAGAGGCAGGATGGATCGATGGACATCTGGGACTGGCAGAATGGTGAGACTAGAGATAGACAGATTAAGTGGGGAGATCCTCCATCATACGCCAACGTGAGCGATGCCTACTTCATCGAGGTCCAGCCTATCAATCATCTCTACGTTGCTCCCATACCTATCACACTTAGACTATTGAACACCGATGAGATGATAGTAGTGATAGATGAGAAGATAGAAAGACTAGACGAGAAGCTGACGGATCTAGAGAAGAGCATCGCGACCTTAGAGTCCTTTACATCGATCACCCTACAAGAACTCTCGGTAGCTCTCCAGGATATCAGGACTGCCCAGGATCGGATGCTTGAGTCGACAGGATTCCTAAAACTAACGCTCAGACCTCGCGAGACTAAGAAGTAACTAAGAAAGAAGAAGTGAAGATGGCTAAGAATAGAACTAAAATCAACGGACTACCAGTGATTGATAGCCTAAGAGATCTAGATGTAGATGTGCAGGTCTCGGACATAAAGCAGGCGAGGAAGAATGACCCTGCCAACTGTGCTATCGCTAGGGCTATCAAGAGGAAGACAGGGAAAGAGGCTAAGGTCTATCTCACTCGGACCTATGTAAAAGAGGAGGATCACTGGGATAGATATATAACACCACCAAGAGCTAGCCGTGAGATCGTCTCATTCGATAGGAGTCAGACATTCGATCCGGGGCAGTATAAGATCAATTATCCAAGTAAAGGTCAATCTCTAGAATATCAGAGAAGTCGTGATCGTAAAACAACGTGGAAAGGGAGAAAGGATAGATCAGCTCCAAGATCAGCACCGCAGAGGACTAAGAATGTAAGGGAATATGATCTGAAAGGGAAAAAGTAAATGAGTCTGGTCGATAAGAAGCGGATGATCGATCAACTGATCCTCCACGAAGGTCTGAGGCTAACTACGTATACCGACTCGACTGGCAACGTCACGATAGGAATAGGCTATAATGTCTCAGACCGTGGATGGGGAGATCTGGAGCGCGCGATCGATAGGACGGTAGACAAGGATAAGCCGAAGATTACTAAGGCTGAGGCGATCCTAGTGTGTGACCACGACATAGAGATGTTCGAGATGTTTCTTAGGAAGTGGAAGATTTACCCTACTCTAGACCAGGTTCGTATGCGGGTAGTCCTAGATCTAGCCTACAATCTAGGTTCGGTCAAACTCAAAGAGTTCGTCAATACTAAGAAAGCGATCGAAGCCTATAACTTCGGCATAGCATCTGATCATCTCGCTAAGTCTAAGTGGGCCAAGCAGGTCAAGTCGCGCGCAGTTAGGCTTATCAAGATGCTCAGGACAGGCATTGACTATATCTAGAGGCTCGCTACGCTCGCTCTTAAATCTAGAAAGGGAGGGATAGGAAAATGGATAGAAGAGAAGGGCTAATACTGATCGAGGAGACCTTGGCAAAGATAAGGAAAATGGAGGACACAGAGGTAGCCATAGAGTTACTAGGAGAACTAGAGTATACAGTCGGGTTGCTCACCGAGGATTTAGTAGAGAAAGCAAAGATAGAGAAAGCAGAGCAGGCGGAGTTAGAGCAGGAGACCGAGGAGTAGGCTATGTCTGTAGCTTTCTTAGAGTGCTCAATTATCATAAGGGAATCTTGGGAAAAGCATGAGAGAATCGAATGCTGTCCTCAGTGTCATAAGCATAAGCAGTTGATCTACGTCCGACCATATCGTGAGGGAGTCTTAGGGGAGGCAGGGAATACCGATTGGGATCTATGTGTCGAAGGGATTGTCTGTTGCAATCTCTACCACTTCACTAGATCCCTACCTAGATCTTGGTGGGTCGAGAAGGCTAGGGAGTTAGGAGTTTACCGAGAAGACATGCGTGGTTACATCTATCCAGCTAGTCCACATCGGAATACAGATGTTGAGAAGCAGCAGAGGGAGGTAGCGGATGACATACTACAAAGATCTGGACGGAGAATACGAAGATCGAAATGGAGAGACGAAGATGAAAGAGAAAGACTCGGAGGTCTGCGTGTTTTTCAACGGCGAAGTAGATGAGATGGCTAGTAAAGCTATAGAGTCGATAGTCAAGACAATTACTGAGCTATTGATCTATACCTATAATAAGGGATTAGAGAATGCATTGAAGCACGAATTGGAGAGGACAAGAGAGATCATAAGGAAAGGAGGATAGGATGGTAGAACGAGAGCAGCTAATCTTCAACCTCGACTCACAGATCCTCAATACGATGGATCAGTGTGCAGAGAAATATAGGCTAGAGCACATCGAGCACTGGCGTCCTATGAGAAAGGCTCTTGCCCTAGAGAAAGGATCGCTCATGCACACTATGCTGAGAGTCTATCGACAGGGCAAGAAGGATGGTCGAGTGGGCCTAGAAGAACATGGTCGCCTGGTCGATAAGGCTATCATGGTTAGTCGAGAGGCTTCATCATCTATGTCTATAGAATCGGACGAATTGGAAGAAGAGATTAGAACTTTTCAATCATACGTCCTCCGATGGCAGTATGATGGCTGGGAAATCTTAGACATAGAGCAGCCATTCTCTAAGATTCTATACGAAGATGAAGATCAGATCGACTACAACGGTAAGCTATACTCCGGCTTGACCATAATATATGAGGGAGTTATAGACGCACTCGTGAGAGATCCGAAGGTCGGGATAGTCGTAGTGGATACCAAGACAGAAGGTAGGAAGTCCTATCCCTACATCCTATCGAATCAATTCCAGGGATACGAGTGGGCATTCAACTGTCCAGTTATAGTGGATAAGGTTGGCTTCCAGAAAACTTTAGCTGACAATGAAAGGTTCACTCGGCTAGAGCATAGATCAGGTCAGCCTGCAATAGATGAATGGCGCGCGGATGCGATCGAGAAGGTCAGAGAAGCGATAGCCTGGCATAGAGATCTAACGTCCGGACGGAGGGATAGCCTGCGTAAGAATCGGACATCTTGTGACAAGTATTCGGGATGCATCTTTCAGGGTGTCTGTAAGGTGCCAAAAGAATCCAGAACACACAAGCTACAGGCATTCTTCTTTAAGGACAAGCAATGGGATCCATATGATAGGCCAGACTTCGATGAGATAGCAGGATAGATCTCGCTACGCTCGCTCTGAACTGGCAGGAAAAAATGAGTAAGAAGCACAAGCATAAGGTTCACAAATATATGAGGGTAGAGTGGGGTAAGAAGAACTCTGTAATCTGGAGATGTGTCCTACCCGACTGCTCTCACTATGTCTCCGAAGGCTTCGCACTAAATCGAGCCTCTCTCTGCTGGCTCTGTGGTGAAGAATTTATCCTGACCACCAAGAAGCTAGCAAGGAAGAAGCCTAAGTGCGATGCTTGTCAATCTCGTCATTCCAGTCAACCTTGGAAAGAAACGCGCGCGGCCTGGTCTGGCGAAGATACGGGGGAAAGAGACACGAGGAAGAAGGATGATATAGATCGGGATATCCTCTCGATCCTTCAAGATATAGAGATGAACCCCAAGGATCTAGAGTAGGTATGCAGATCATCGTAGGAATAGTCAGCTTCTTCAGATACACGATACCACGATGGTTCTACAGGTGGAGAGAGTCAAGAGAAGATCGATTCAGTCCAGAGATCCTACAACGGTATAAGAAGGAGAATTAGAATGAGAATGCCAAACTTTACACGGGAAGAAGTAAAAGAGATAATCGACCTCTACAATCTATCAGAGTCGGATACAATTTGCATGACTCAACTACTGGTCCATATCCTATCGGCTCCGTTCAGCTCAGAACTAATCTGTAAATTGCTTAAACCTATTACCAATCTTGTAGAGCTAGCTGTCGAAGGGGCGAGGGAGAAGAAGAATGCCTAAGACCTGCGATATCGTGCTAGGTGGACGATTCATGGGACTTTTCGTCGGGCCTAATGGGACAGGAAAGACTATCGCAGCCGCCTCATGGCCTGGAAACATCTTGTTCTTTGATTTCGATGGTCGGATGGCTCCTGTTAGACTCTTCTATCCCGACCGAAAGGACATCGAGTATATCACTGTAGGTTTGGACGGAGGGACTAGATCCGACGTCATAGGATTCACAGAGTTCACACATCGCTTTGAAGATTTACAGGATCGATGCCCGTATGATCTAGTCGTCGGAGATAGCTATACGTCCTACTCAGCTACCGCAGTCCTGCATCAGATGGGTCTACATGAGAAGGATGTGAAGAGGACGAAGGGAGGTCTACCTATACCAGACTGGGACGAGTATAAGGGTGAGACTGGAGTGATGCTTCAGATCTTGGAGATAGCTAAGATCCTACCATGTAACTTCATCATGACTGCTCATCCTGTCTCGAAGGCAGCTACTACTAAACAAGGAGGATCGACTAACGAGACTCTGGCATCAATGATCAGACAGTCTACCCTAGCAACCTATGGATGGAAGACTGTATCCTTCTTGCCCAACTACTTCAACGAGATCTACTACTTCTACAATGAGGCTTCGGCTCAGGTCGGACAGGTGACTAGAAGGTTCGTTCAGACTGTGGCATCAGGAGAGATCATGGCTAAGACTGCACTCCCTCTCCCTGCTGTTATGGAAACTCAGGATAAGCCATTCTATCACGTTTTGCAGGCCCACTTGAAGGCTTACGATATCAAGCTTCAGGCGCGCGCGTTGGCGGTGGCTGGTGACGAGAAGTGACTATCGGTGAGGCTATTGAACTTCTGACTAAACTCAAAGGTAGGCATGGCGATATTGAGGTATTCTTCGACTGTCCACAGTGTGGGAAGTCGTTCAGTCCCTCTACAGTAACAGCTATGGCTGTGCATTTCTCAGATGAAGAGTCAGTTAATTCGGGGAAAGGGAGGAAGAATGCTGACCGATGAGGAGCTTCACGAGAGATACTACTATCACAAGCCAAACGAAAGGAAGCAAGAGCTGCACGACCTGATCAATAAGAAGATGGAGGACGTGGCAAGAGTAGTGGAGCACAACCTCCCTGAAGGCAGAGAGAAATCTCTGGTCCATACGAAATTGGAAGAGGCCAGGTCCTGGGCTAATTCGGCTATCGCGAGGTCGAAGGATCTCTGAGAGGAGGTAGAGGATAGAGTAGGGTGAGAAGAACGACGACTAACCAACAGACAGAGAGGAAAACGAAAATGCCAAGATTGCAAATCACACCGGAAGAGTTCAAAAGAGCGAAAATGGTGAGGCCTGGCTGGTTTCCCTCATTGATCAAGGAAGTCACACTGGAACTGTCGAAGGACAAGCAATCTCACAACATCGTGCTTGACCTGGAGAACGCGGACAACGAGAGCGAGTTCATCGGTGTTCCAGCAAAGCACTGGCTCACGGAGAAATACATCCAAGGAGTCGTCTCGTTCGTGAAAGCCTTCGATCCTGACATACCAGAGGATCGGATCGCGGACATCGAGTTCAGCGACTACAAGGGGAAGTATATCTATGCGAAGTGGGGAACCAATCGTGGTAAGGATGGCACTGACCCACCGCGTAATAATATCGAGGACTGGGCACCTCTTCCCTCCAAGTGGACGCATCTGAACAAGACCAAGGATGAGTCCGTAACCTCATCCGTGACCACTTTCGAGAAAGTCTAGTCAAACAAAGGGCGGTGGGAGATCTACTCTTACCGCCCTTTTCTTTTGGAGTCAGGGAGAGAAAAGAATGAAGATACCGATTGATCAGATCACCATTTTGAATCCATCTACGAACCATGATGAAATACAGCTCACCGAGCTAGCGGATAGTATGAAGGAGTTCGGCCTATCTCATCAAATAATAGTTCGCGAGGCGAACATTTTAGGCCAGGAGGATGGAGTAGATGAAAACCAAAACAAGATAGGATACATACTAGCATCTGGGGAGAGAAGACTGATAGCTGCCAAGCGTCTAGGATGGACAGAGATAGAGGCGGACATCAGAGCTATAGACGATAAGCAGTCCATCGAGATACGGATCCATGAGAATTTACGACGAGTCAATCTCCAATGGTTCGAGGCGGTAGTCCTGGTTGAGCAGTTGCATAATTTGAGACAGGAGGAGTATGGAGTAGCGACCAGAGGTAGACCGACCAGAGAGGAGAGGCGAGCTGAGTTCGAGGAAGAGAAGAGACAGGGATGGTCGATAAGGGATACAGCAGAGGAACTAGGAGTCGGTATAGGGAATCTGTCTGAGGATCTATCACTGGCGCGCGCGTTGAGGAACGATCCGACGTTAGCTAAAGTCAGAGACAAAAAGACAGCTATCAAGCTAGTGCGTCAGGCAGCCGTTCGATATCAGTCAGAACTAGAAGCAGGCCGCCCTTCGGGTTCTCAAGACTATTTTTCAAACGAGGTAATGCTAGGAGATTCCGAAGAACTACTAAAGCATCTACCGGACAATTCAATAGACCACTGCATCACCGATCCTCCGTGGATTAAGTTCTTTGATCCGGAACTTCGCTTAGATGATCGGACACTCCCTGTCTTCAAGCAGCTCTACAGGGTTCTCAAGCATGGCTCATTTCTCTATGTATTCTGTGGTCTAGATGATTATGCCTACTATGCGGGAGTCACGCTACCAGATCCCAATAATCCCAGCGAGTCTATACTAGCACAGGGAGAATTGCAGAAGGTCGGGTTTCAAGTATCCAAGACTCCAATAGTATGGCAGAAGTTAAGCTCTTTGTCTAGGAGAGGAGTGAGACAATGGGAATATGAGAGAGACTTTGAGTTCATTCTAGTCGCAGTCAAGGGAAATCCTGCCCTAGTATCCTCCAGACAGCCTTCCGGCGTGAAGCCATTCAAGATCGTCCCACCTGTAAAGCAGATCCATCCTAACGAGAAGCCTATCGAGATCTTAGAGGACATTCTTGCGGACTGTTCCTACCCAAAGAATCTAATCGTCGATCCATTCGGTGGCTCTGGATCGCTCGCTGAAGCATGTCTCAGACTCGGCCGGAGATATCTGATCTGTGAGCGCGATAAGGATTGCTATGATGCTGTTGTCAAAAGGCTTGCGGATAGGAGTAAAAAATGAATCGAATGAATCCAGATCTATTCGTATATCTATCAGGACCAATCACAGCAAGTGATGAGTTCTCGATCGAGGATAATATAGCATCAGCCTTGGCAGTCTACTATGAATGCCTTAAATCTGGGATTCCAGCGTTCTGTCCACATTTAACTGCCATGTATCCATCAGCACACTATGCTATATCATATGAGATGTGGTTAGAGTATGACTTCACGATAATCAAACGTTGCACCCATGTGCTTTTATTGCCAGGTTGGAGACATTCTAATGGGGCAAAGCTGGAGATAGACTATGCTAAGTCTATTGGTATTCCAGTAATGAATACGATTTCTGAGATCTTGGAATCGATCATATGACGGACTTTGAGGAAGGAGAAGTCAAGAGGATATATGTTCCAGGCGTTGGAAACCCACGAGCGGAGCTTATGTTCGTCGGGGAGGCTCCAGGTGCTACTGAAGAATATCTCAGACAGCCATTCGTAGGTCCAAGTGGTGAGCTACTATGGGAGATATGCAGGGAGGTAGGGATAGACAAGAGAGAGGTCTATGTAACCAATGTCTCGAAGTATAGACCTCCGAACAATCAGATCTTTAGGCTAAAGGAGATAGGAGTAGATATAAACAAGTGTATCGACCAATTATGGGAGGAGATCCAAGCAATCAATCCTACCTGTATAGTAGCTCTAGGTAATACTCCTCTGCGCGCGCTTTGTAAGAAGGATAAGATACTAAGGTGGAGAGGCTCTATCCTAAAATCCTCTCACCTCGACTTCAAAGTGGTCCCTACGATCCATCCGGCTGCACTGTTACATTCAAGTGAGGAGGAGGGAGAGGAAGGAGAGGGAAAGCTAACTAAGAAAGGGCCACTGAAGTATTCCTACCGGCATGTCTTAAAGCTAGACCTCCGCCGCGCACTAGAGGAATCAAAGACTAAGATCTATGACGTGCCAGATCGAGTCCTAGAGATAGCTCGAGACTCAGTCCAGCTCGGTCGCTTCCTCGATTTGTATAAGGACCGGGAGAAGTATCCGATAGTCTCAGTGGATATTGAGGTAGTCAGGTCAATTCCCTTCTGTATCGCCATAGCCTTCAGCAACTGGCACGCTATCTCTGTCCCTCTCCTTGATGTTTTCTCTTGGCAGAATCTATCCGGTATACAGGATCATCAACTAGCCGAGATGTGGATGTTAGTCGCACGATTGTTGGAGTCTGATGTCAAGGTCATAGGGCAGAACTTCAAATTTGACCAGAGACAACTAGCCAATCTTGGTATCTATATCTCTAACTTCTACTGCGATACATCCCTCCTGGCTAATGCCATACATCCAGAGTTTCCTAAGGCACTAGAGTTTAATACATCGATCTATACAAGGGAGCCATATTACAAGGATGAAGGTCGAGAATTTGATTGGAAGAAGGACAAGATCGATAGATTTCTACTTTACAATGCAAGAGATGCAGCCATAACCTATGAAGTCTATGAGGAAATGATCAAGGATGCTAGAGAGTTAAGTGTCCCTGGGTTTCCAGACTGGATCAATGAGTTCGTCTTCGATCATCAGATGCTCTTGCATGAGTTCTACTATGAGCTGGAGGATATCGGATTCAAAATCAATCACAAGATGCAGGCCGACCTCGTTAAACTTTATGACACGAGATTGAGTGAGGCGAAAGCCGAACTGCAAGCTCTGGCTGGATGGGATGTAAATCCTGCAAGTCCCAAACAACTAGCCATCCTACTCTACAATCAACTCAAGTTTCCACGTCGTAAAGGGACAGGTGAGGAAGTAATCGTCGCGCTCTTGGCTAATACGAAGAAGATTACATCGGAGATGCAACAGATCCTAGAACTTATCCTGAAAATTAGGAGATTGAAGATCGCGAAGGATAAGGTTGGTGCAAAGGTAGACTATGATGGGAGGATGAAGTCTGGATATACACCTTGCGGCACGGAGACAGGTAGGTCATCAACTAAACAGCTTAGACCGCCTGTAAGACCTGAGAAGATCGGGATGCCCTTCCACACAATCACGAAGCATGGAGATATCGGAACTGAAATACGTGAAATGTTCGAGGCTGACGATGGCTATGTGTTGGTCGAAACCGATATGTCACAGGCTGAGGCTAGGATCGTGGCTCTCCTTGCTCACGATAAGAAGCTGCTCGACCTTTTCGCGCGCAAGGAGGACATCCATAAGCTTACGGCTTCTTGGATATTCAGTGTCCCTGTCTCTAACGTCACCACCGATCTACGATTCATAGGGAAGATGACGAGACATGCTGGCAACTACGACATGGGCAAGCACCGATTGATGGAACTAGTGAATACAGAAGCGAAGAGGTATCATCTTGATGTCAATATATCAGAGTGGAAAGCTGGTAAAATTCTCGATGCTTTTCACTCTTTCTCTCCCCAAATCAGGCAGGTCTATCATCAAGAAGTCCAGAGATGTTTACAGGGTAATAATCGAGTTCTCGTTAACCCATTCGGACGCTATAGGCAGTTTTTCGATCGATGGGGACGTGAGCTTTTCAAAGAAGCCTACGCCCAGATTCCCCAATCCACTGTCCCTGATCATATCAGACGTGCGGGTATACGTTCTAAGGTCAGATTCAAGGAGGGAGGTATTGATGCCAGATTTATCCTCGAAGGTCATGACTCACTTGTTAGTCTGGTCCGGAAAGATCAAGTCCAATCCTACCTATCAATCGTTCATACAGAGATTGAGAAACCTATTGATTTCTCTCGATGCACCATCTCCCGTGGATCCCTTATCATCCCAGCAGAAAGCAAAGTTGGATTGAATTACAAGGACTACTCAAAAACGAATCCCTCCGGTTTAAAATTAGTAGCTTAAGGCAGGTCGACAGCATGAATTTCGTCGAAGCGGTCCTTCGATATACCAAAGAGTCAGAGAGTCCACGGAAATACTTTTACTGGAGCGCGCTTGCCTCGATAGCCGGGGTCGTAAAGAATAATGTCTACCTAGATCGCTACAAGTATATTCTCTATCCCAACATCTATGTCCTATTAGTGGGTAGGTCAGGACTCAGGAAAGGTCCACCTGTCTCCCTAGCGCGCGGCCTGGTAGAGTATGTAGACAATACACGGGTATTCTCAGGTCGGATCACGATAGAAGGTCTAATCGTAGCCCTATCCGATGCAGTAACTAAAGAGAATGGAGGTCCACCACTACAGAGTGCGACAGGATTTATAGCTGCATCAGAGTTTGCCAGTTTCATCGTCCACAATCCAGAGGCTCTGACCATACTGACAGACTTATATGACAGTCAATACTATAATCAGTGGATCTATACGCTAAAAAACTCTCCGCCAGCCATACTAGATAGACCTTGCATTACAATGATAGGAGCGTCAAACGAGGCTCACTTAAAGGATTGTATCCCAGAGAATGCTATCGGTGGTGGATTCATAGCAAGAACCTTTATCATCTATGCGGACAAGAAGGCAGGTATCAATCCACTAACCAGACCACCAGCATCGACTATCACCGTGAAAGACTTGGAGAAGTTAATCTTTGAGATTTCTAAGATTAGGGGAGGATTTAAGTGGACCGATGATGGCAGGGATCTATATGAGGACTGGTATCAGAAGTTCTCAGAATTGGAGGAGAGTAAGGAGGATTCGACAGGGACTTTAGAGAGGATACATGATCACATATTGAAGACAGCCATGCTCGTATCCTTAGCGCGCGCTCCCGATAAGATGCTCATGAAAGATGACGTAGAAGAAGCCATAAGAGCATGTCAGGATTTTATACCGGGGGCCAAGAGGATAGCGTTAGGGCAGACAGGAAAGTCAATAAGCGCACCAGGAACTGCAGTCTTACTTAGAGAACTTATAACAAATCCCGAGCACAAGATAAGTAGATCGAAAGCACTGGAGAAGTATTGGGCACATTTCGATTTCGGAGAACTAGACAGGATAGCCGAGAGTTTATTTGCTCAGAGGGCTATTACTATCCAGTTGGTAAAGGATGGAGATGGACACCAGGATACTTACTACTTCCTACAGCCCAAAGTCCTAGAGAAATTCGAGGCTAAGCAAAGATCTCGCGCGGCTCGGTCTGATGGCGATTCAGACGTCTAGCTTATGACAAGCCTTCACCGACCCACTCGAATTTCCGTTCAAATTCGGAGCGGTCCATCACGCAGTGCCGGGGACCCACCCAGCCAGGATCGATGCGTAACGGAATGTAGACGACCATCTCGACACTCGTGGTGTGATGGCGGCAGAGGCAGTCGAACTCATAGAGCATCCCAACTCCTGTGCGGCCTTCGATCTTCCGATACACGCCTGTCTGCATGATTATCGACTCCTCCCAGACCTACCGCCTCTACCGCCTCGACCACCACCACGCTGATCTGATTCTCTGATGGCCGATGCTAGACCTGTCCCGACTAACGGCACCGCGCGCGCTCCCATAGCGGCTAGACCTCTTATGTTTCCAGTTCCCACATTATAGGCAGTCTCTCCGATATCTCCAATGACTGGACCAGCTAAGTTAGTAGCCGTCCCCGCTGGACTCCTCGCCGAACTCTCCAATAGATCTCCAATGTATCCGAGAGTCCATGCCTGACCCAAATTGTTAATCATCCTCTTAAATCCCTCACCTCTTTCTGCAATCGCTTTCCTGACTTCATCTTGCCAGTCTCCCGCACCGCCTATCCATCTACCAGTCCCCCTCAGTGTCGCGTTGATATCTCCAAGAGGCTCGCCCATGATGGTTCCAGTTCCTATCATGATAGCAGCCGTTCTAAATGGACCCATGATCTTAGCTGCTTCATAGAGATTCTTAGATTGCTGGAATGCATATCTCTTGAACAGGAAAGATAGTCGAGCAGCCGGATGGTCAGACCAGATCGGAGGCAAGTCAATGTTAGATGCTCTTCCTTGTGAGATCTCCGCCATCCTACCACCAGCTCGATTAACCTGCCAGTCCGTAAGAGCATCCTGCCTGATTAACTTCCAGGGATTCTCTTGTATTAGATCCTCCAACTGAGCCATGAGTTTATCGGTCGGATTTGCTTTAGCTTTTGCAAAAATTTCCGGAGCAGTATACTTACCTGCAAGACCTGCGACGGTCCTATTAAACTCCTCGCTCTTCGTAATCCCAAACCATCGAGCCAGTCCACTTGGACCCTCGGTTGCTTCTCTAAGTATTTCTCTATAGATCGATTGATAGACTCCCATGACCTCAGCTTGCGACTTAGATCCTTTATAGTCGAACAGAGTCTTAGCTAGAGCCTTCCCAGTATTCTTAAATCCAGCCCGTGCAGGTAACATAGCAATCTGAGCTGTATTGTTGATCATGAATTTGGATAGCTTGGTCGCAACCTGGAACTTGACCACAGCCCGATTGAAGCGTGCCCAGGATGGATCCATTGGTTCTTCCCGACCAAGATACCGATTCACGATCTTACCAACTCTGATTGGATCATCTGTCACTGCGATCATGCGAGAGATTGGAGAGCCCTTCTCAGCTGTATCCATAGGACCAAAATCGTGAGCCTGCATGATCCTTCGAGACATGTCATCGTAGTGTTGATAGTCTGCTCCTATATCCTTTCGATATCCCGGTGCATTAACTCGACGGGCATACTGAGGATCGATCAATCTCTCACCATGCTCAGCTGAGTTCTTCAGGATCGTCTCTGCTTCCTTTAGAGTATAACCCTGATCCATGATTGTCTCTAGTGCGCGCTTTCGATCTTTGTAGTATCCTTGAGGATAGATATGAGGCCAGTAGCTTCCCTCTTCACTTAGAGGTCTCCAAGGGACTCGCTTTCCACCTGCAGTCTTAAGGCTCACCCCGGACGCGCGCATCGCATCACTGACTCGACGATCTACCACACGGAATCGAGAGAAGGCATCCGCGACCGCCTGACTAATCGGTGCCGCTCCGGTATCCCTCATCTCGATATAGTTAGCTAGTTCCTCAGGAGTCAGATCTTTTGTGATCTCCTTCAATCTAGAGATAATCCGACCACCAAATTGTTCTGCGTCTAACCGATTCCTAATGATGAGTTCCTTTAGATCCTCACCATTCAGATCTCGTATTATAGATAGACCTGACTTAGCAAGATCATCCCTAATTTTCTTTAGATCTGTTCTCGCTTGCTCAGGGAAGATTTTCTCGGCAGCCCTCGAAATCTTCTGCCTAATCTCACCTGGGTCAAAAGGGAAGCGTAGCTCTCCCTTCTCCTCCCCAAGTAGCTTCTTCAATCTCTCTCGCAATCCAGGTCGTAGCTTAATCTCTGCAATCGCCTCTGGATCTTTCTCAGTGAAGGCGAAGTATTCTAAGCTCCTATCATCCGTATTCTTGAATGGTCTGTAGTTGGATTCAGTCTTTCCTTTTATCGGCCCTTTCCCCTGAGATGGAGGTATAGTGCTAGGTTTACTAGTAAGAGTAGCAGGAGGAACCCTATCCACCACGTCAGAGACATCTCCTATTTCCCTCCCTAAAACTGTCCGACCCTCAGGCTTCCTCTCGTATTGAACCCCGCGACCTCCTCCATACGGTGAGGTTTGCTCTAGGATATCTCTCGTATTCGGCGTGGTCCCCAACTCACCAACATCCTCAAGATTCTCCGATAGACCTCTTGATCCACCGTAGAATGTTCGAGGAGCCGGGGCTAGTCCTCTATCATTTAGTGCAGGAAGTGCTCTCTGTTCTGGTCTACCCCCCAACTGACGCTCACCTACGACCCTGAACTCTGCATCTATTGGAGCTGGTGGCTCTGCTGGTGGATAAGAAGTAGGTCTAGGTCTAGTTTTCCATCTAGCTGTTGGTCCAGAAGGTCGAGGTCGTTCAAGAGCTGTTGGAGCAGGTCTAGGAGTAGCAGTAGATTTAGGTAAAGCTCGATAAGGAGTTCTCATACCGAATGCACCGCCGACAGTCTCCAGTGCTCCGGCTCCGACTTCTCCTATATCTTCATTTGATAAACCAGAACCCATCTTATAGACACCCTCTGCCGTCAGTGCTCCTCCTCCTAGCCTAGCTGCATTTGTCAGTGCCCTAGACGTCCCAGCTAGTCCGGCGCGCGCCGCGGTTCCTGATCCTAGAGTAGCCAGCGTAAGAGCTATATCTCCAGGCGACGTCATCTGAGTTCCAACATCACCTATCGTATTGATCCCTCCCCTGATAACCTTCCTTGCTAGATTGGAAGGCATACCGACCTCTCCCCCGAAATCGATATCAGGTGGAGATTCAGTCTCATCCTCCGGTCTATCGGCTAAAGCTTCAGAGCTAGAGATCCTCCTAGCCATCCGAGAAGGTAGATCTGTAGTAGGCTTCCAGATCTTATGCCATGTAGACTCATTCTCCTGATCCCATACAAACTTACGGATGGATTCTTTATCAGGAGGTCCAGGACCATCCCACTGCATTCGGTAGGTCTTTCCAGTTGTCTTATCCTTTATCGGATATACTGCTCTCTGAGACATAGGAGATTCCTTCGCGACTTGTGGAGATGGAGAAGGAGGAGTCGATTGAGACAGATCTCCTACAGCTTCGAGTGGAGTCGGTTGTGGAGAGGATACAAGGGATCCGGTAGATGCATACGATCGAGATCCTAGACCACTAGGGAATCCCCTAGCCGTCATAGGCGATGGTCGAGTGGGAACTGGTTGGGAGTCATCAAGATCTAAGAAAGCTCTACCAGGCTCACTAGCTAAAGATCCAAGAGAGCTAGCAAACTGACGACGTTTAAGACTAGGCTCACTTACCCTAGTAAATTCAAGATCAGTGAATCCCCTAGCCGTCATAGATCTATCCTGAGATACTCTAGTAGACTCAGGATCGGTAAATCCACGAGCAACTGTAGGAGTTTTAGGAGGTCTAGTTGCTTCGAGGATAGATCCGAGGATTCCAGGTGCCTCAGTGGGATTATCTACATCATAAACATCAGGAGCTATGGATGATGGGATTTGAGATTTCTTAACAGATGAAGGGTCGGTAAATCCTCTAGCAGCCATCCCCCTTTCAGGTTTAGCTGCTCGCGGTCGGAGTTGCGTATGAGGGCGATCTACTAAAGTTTTCCAATCTCCTCCCCAATCAAGTCCCTGCTCTTTAGCTACCTCCCCAAGAACATCCCAAGGATCTTTATCATTCTGAGTAACTCTCCCTTGGGCATCTACAAATGCGAAGTCTGCCGCGCGCCCTAACTGATGTAGTGACTCATCTCCAGGCTCTCCACTCTTCTCTGTGACTATACTGCCCTTTGTAGATCTCCCTCTTGTATAGAGTTTCTTCTGTTCATCTGCTGTCCTGACCTTAGATATAACTTTGACCCTATGACCCCGTCGAGCCATCTCATTTATGACCGACTTGATGCGATAGTCTAGCTCTGGATCTAGAGATTGAGTCGATTGAAATGGTTGTCTCTTAGCCATCTTCTCACCTATTAAAATTCAGGCTGACCGATCTCGAAGTCATCGTCCGTGCCATCTAGGGAATCGTCAGAGATAATTCCACCTCTATCCGTCTGTCTCTTGATCTCATCCCTTAGAGCTTTACGGAAGGCGTCATACTCATCCCTACTCGGTCCACTCGTCCAGAAGTTACCACCAGAAAAGTCCTTCGGATACCTAGCCTTGGTTCTCGGATCTGTCTCTATGAACTGTAGGAACACTGGATTCTGAGCCAAGATATCCAGGGCATTACTCATCGCGCGCGATAGCTCACTCGGGGTAGCCTGTAGACTCTTCCAGAGCTGCTCCAGTCTAGTTCTCCTATAGCTCTCCTGACCAAGTTGATTAGCTCTCTGAGTCTCTGCTTGGAATCCTTGTATATCAGTCTGTCTCTGTCTGTATCCCGCTGTATCCTCCTGCCCTCTCCTAGCTGTCTCAGCCTGCATCCGTCCAGTCTGCATCGTAGCCGCCGATACAGTCTTTGCCGGTATGATCGATCTATCCGATGGATCATTCTTATTCACCGCCATCACCGATCCATCTTCCAGATCCTTATAGTCGTAGTCAGGTCTACCCATCTTCTCAGCATATGCCTGTGCTCGACTCCTAGCTACTCCCAGATTCCCCTCAGCTACTCTAGCAGTTCTATTCTTGATGTCATAGTCCCTGTCGGATTCCAGTTGTTTCAAGCGATACTCGTCATACTTCAGGCCCATCGCGCGCGCGGATGAAAGTGCTCGTAACTGAGCCTCAGTCTCGTCCTGTTCCAACTTGGCAGACTCTCCAAGACCAGTCATCTTATTTTGATAGTCCTCCATAGCTGTATCGTATGGTGCGCGGATGAACTTATTGGCAGCTCCTACTCCAGCCTCGGCTCCACCACCAAAGCCAGATAAAGCACCGATAGCCGCGGCTCCAGCTCTTCTCCACTTAGATGGTTTATAGTCTCCTGTTTGAGGTATACCCTTTAGAGCCTCTTGGTAGGCCGTTAGAGCTGGACCTCGATTACCTCTCAGTCTCATTAGCTCATCGAAGAATTTAGACCCCTCGCTAGTCTCCGCTCCCATCTCAGGCTTCTCCCACTCTCCACCTAATGCAGACGGATCTATACCTTGGGTCTCGGTCTGCATAGGACTTATCCCAGTGAGAAACCTCTTCCTAGGGACAGTCTGAGGTGCAGGATTCGAGAAGATTCTAGAGAGCCTACTGGCTGAGAATGGATTTATCATATTCCACCCATCGGCGCTGGCTTCTTCTTAATCATGGATCCAATCGCCGGTGCTATACCACCTGTCAATCCACCGGCTACCGCACCTACGATTGGGGCCGCGTAGTCTACCCAGCTCTTATTTCCTGTCTTTAACTGACTCCCCAATCCACCACCAGCCTC